ATGGCCTCCTGGGGGCACAAAAATTGAATTGCGAGGCAAGCAGAATCGGCGAAACTACCCGAGTCTCCTTTGTTGGCTCGATAACCACCTATCCGCAGCGCCAGAAACGTTTTTGTCGGTGGGATGAAGTTTCTGCCTTTCCCATGCCCCATAGCCTCTACCTGCCTCGCAAGATCGTTTGCACACGTCTGCAAAAGCGGAGTCCGGGCCACGCTGCGTCCCAACGCGGCCCTGATCGGCCAGCACCCAAGGGAGTTTTATTGGGTGCTGTAGATGAAGCCGACTTTGCCGTTCGCGTCCTGGAAGGCCGAGAAATCAATCTCGGGAACGGTGAAGTCGTCGACTTTGGATTGCAGCGAGAGCTTGCCGGCGATGCACGCCTGCAGCACGATGTTGCATTCCTGTTGGCGGAAGCTGGCGCGGAATACCGCCTGGAACACCGGTCCGTAGCCCATGATCTGGTTGTCGATCTCGAGCGTGGTGCCACCAGCCGGATTGAGGACGCTGAGATAGCTGATGTTGACGGTCTCGAGGGTGTCGGCCGCGGCGAAGGTGTAGGTGCCGGTCGTTTCGTCGACGGAATACTGTCCGACGGCGGGCCCGGAAGCGACACGAATGAATGGCGTGCCGTTTTGGTAGGTCACTCCCAAATCTTCGACAAAATGCGCGGCATTGGCCACGATCACGTGGAATGGAGTGCCAGGAATCGCCGATGATTCATTGACGTTGACGATGTCCATGCCGGCAGACTGCGTGCCGCTGAACATCATCTGGTTCAACGCCGTGGTGTTCCAGCGGCCGATCTTTGCCTTGCCCTGAATCTTGCGCTTGCCGATCGCAACCGTTTCCGGATACTGGTTTTCTCCGTAGAGCTCTTTCATTTCTGCGGAGAATTCCATGCTGACTTCCTGAAGCGTTGCCAAGCGGATCGGCGTTGGATTTGCGACCAGGTCGCCGGCGTTCGGCTTACACCAGAACTGGCCGGCGCCAAACCTGTACTGCGGAGCGATTGTCGGTGGTGCCATAAGTGTTGCCTCCTTAGAAGTCCGGCTGTAATCCGCCGGTAGAGATCTCAACTTGCATAACGGTAAAAGCGTCGAGCCCCATCAGGCCTTCGCGGTGGTCCGCTTCGCGGATCGCGACGTCGTAGACCAGGCCGCCCAAGGTCTGGAACTCGTCCACCGCGTTCGGCTGAATCGCCGCAACGACCGCGTCGACGAGCTGCGTAAGCAATGGGCTGATGAGGTCGTTATCGTCCGGCTGCTGAACGAAGAGATAGAGCTCGAGGCCGAGTTTGTTGGCGTAGAGCATTCCGGCGGTTTTCTTGAAACTGTCGCGGCCGAGGAGCTGATAGAACGCAGGCTTCTCTTCGCCGGCAACTTGCGACCAGGACTTCAGTCGGCGACTCTTCGTCCTGAACGCCGGCGCCGGTGGCGCGCCGATCTGAATGCTCGAGGCCAGGGCAAAGAAGGCCTGGTAGATCTGCTCGCGTGTTGGAGGCGCGTAGGTCTGGGGGTTCATACCGCGGCCTCGTGAATCGCCGTGCGGATCTCGGTCTCGATGCGATCGCGGAACTCGAAAAACGAGCTGCGCATAAAGCTGCGCTCTGGCATCACGACGTCATGAGCCCGGGCACGCATCGCAAAAACTTCCTCGCCACTCTTGCCAATCCAGTGCAGGGCGCGCGCGCTGGTCGGCCTGACTTCCGGAATGTGAATCGTGCCGCCGAATTCGTGGACTAGCCCGTAGGGCGCCTCAGCTCCCAGGCCTACGCCGCCGGCTACAGAGTCACCTTCGATGGCCGCGGGGATCTGGACGATCGAGCGCTTGAGGTTGCCGGTATGCGATTGCAGGACCTGGCCAGAAAGTTTGTCGCTAACGATGTGGCGCTGTAGCTGCGTGTTTGCCGTATTCAGCGCGCGCTGGATCTCTGTGGCGACACGGTTCGCCGTTCGCGTAATCCTCGCGATAATTTCGGTGTCGCCGCGCAGTTCAAATTCGATCATGCCTTTTCATTCCAGTCGGGAAGGTCGACCGTCTTCCCAGCGAGAGCGTGAAAGCTGTCGGGTAAGAACTGAATTTTTCCGTCAGTCACAAATGAATGGCAACGTTTAGATGGGTCGCTTCCGAACACCATCAGAGACGGCTTGAATGTCGGCTTATCCTGAGAGCCATTCCACTTCCACTGCGGGCGGCTGGAATCGCCACTTACGCGGAACGAATGCAAATAACCACATCCGGGACAGTGGAAGCCCCAGTCGCCCGAGCCGAAATCGTGAATCTTCGCGTTCATCAGAATCCTGGCGCAAAGAAATAGCGCTTGTACTTCTCGATCACTCGCCAAACATCCTTCGGATAGTCTTCCTTCGAGTAAGTCGTCGTCGTGCCGCCGGCGGTGACGCTATCAGTGTCCAGGCGATCGCGCTGGCGGTACCGGAGCGCAGCCATCTCGTTCACGGCCTGGACGACGTCCATGGGAATGCCGGCGCGGCTGTAACTGAGCAAAACCTGCTTGCCGGCGTCGGCCGCGTTGAAGAGATAGTTCCCATTCACCACGAAGTATTCGCCGGGCCCGGGAGCGACAAGAACGGGAGTCAAGAGCGCGCCGCCAACGAAGAAGTTGACGCTGACGTCAGCTCGCCAGTTGGATTGCGCGGCCTGCAGGCTGTACGGAGTCGCCGCTGGAATGGTCTGTAGCTCGTTGGTCACCGCGATCGGCGCGTAGCCGGCGGTGTAGACCACGACCACATTCTTTCGGCCGACGCAGAATATGCCGCAAATCAAGCTGAGTTTTCCGAGCGAATCGAACTGATAGCCTCGTTTATTCCAGCCGGTGGAAGCTGGAACGATCGTGGAATCTATTTGCAGCGAGCCTACGGCGGAGACTGGAAAGTTGAGCAGCTGCATGAAAGCAGCGCCACTACCATCGCGCACTTCGGTGTAATCCTGAGACTCGAGTGATGTCCGGCCGATCAAGTCGTAGAAAGCCTGGCTCTGCGAAGACACCAAAGACGTCAGAACGGCGTCACTGGTGGTGCTCGTCAGATTCAGATATTTCTTGATCGTTGCCAGATCCGTGAGATCCACGTAATTCCTCTGTTCGAATGAAGGGCTGGTGTCGACTCAGGATCTCCACCAGCCCCCCACTAGTTCGCGCCGCCAATCCGCCCCTCCCCCAGGAAGTTCGTCCCGGCGTCGGAAAGAGTTAGCCGTTGGCGATGTTGGAGCGCACGCCAAACGCCGGCGAGAAATGCATCTCGAACGTTTCGTTCGCATAGATGCCGTAGTCCCAGCTGCGATGGACCGGCGCCCAATCAACTTGCCGCCATTCCTGCTGTGTGCGGACCTGGCAGATGTTTGCTAGGCCTTGCACGCGATACGGCAGTTTCTTGGTGCGGTAGAAGATGGTTCCAGGAGGCATATCGGGATGGAGCGTCAAGGTGATTTCCTTGCCGCCGCCCATCGCGAATTTGCCCAGGTAGGTGCGGACCAGCGCGCCGCCGGACACGTTGCCCTTGCCGGCTTGGCCGTCGAGCGTGATGCGATAGATCGGGTTGGTGCCTCCGGAGATGATCTTCGCGCTGACGTTCTTCAGGTCCTGGCCGCTCATCAGGATGTCATCGGGCAAAAGCCGCGACGTATCCCAGAACGATTCCAGGTCGGTTTCGATCTCGACGATGCCGCCGGCGCCATCCGCGGTCAGCGGCGTGCCAACGCCATCGGTTCCGGTCGCCTGCGAAGCGTAGAGACCGCTTCCGCTCAGCGACTGGCTGATATAGCCGTCGAAGATCAGTCCGTTTCCAGAGTTGTCAGCGGCCGCGGCGCTCGCGAACTGAGTGCCGGCGGGATCCGCGGTGAGAAGCACGCTGTTGATGGTGGTGATCGCCGCGAGCTTTGCACCACCAGCTCCGCTGGCAGCCAGGCCAACGAACCAGGCATAAGCCGCCGCTCCCTTGACCACTGCGCAATGCGCGCTGATCGAAAGATTGCCGCCGGCTGTGGTGATCGAGTTGGAAATCAACGAATGCTGCGAGCTGCCGCCACCGTAGGTGTCGGTCGTTCCGTCGACGTTATTGCGCGAGACGACGGTGGGGATGCCGGCTGCAACTGAAGCATTGAAGAACCCTTCAGGGGTAAGCGCGACGACAAATACGCCGGTGATCTGAGCAGTCATTGAGCCGCCGGCAACCAACGTTGCTACCGGCGTGGGCGCGACGCCCAGGGCGATGCCGTTGCCGCCGCCTTGGGCCGGGAAGCTGCCGCTGGGCCCAACGCCGGTGTTGCCCCAGAGCAAGATCTTCTCTTCGCCCTGCAGCGCGGCGTACAGAAGGTTTTCGACGGCCATGGCCTTCACTTCGGGGGTCAGTTCGGCCGCTTCCTGATCGGTCTTCCAGGTCACGAAGTCTTCGAAGCCTAGCTCCGCATACTTCGCGAAGTGGTCGCGGAGCTGCGTGGTCAAGCTGGCGTTACGGTTGCGCTCCGAGACACCCAACGAAAGATGGTTGGCGTTGATCGCGTAAACTTCCTTCCAGTGCGTCGAATCTCCGCCCTTGCCCTTCACGCGCGGAACTTCATTGCGCAGCGGGGTGATCAACGGAAAGGTTCGATCGACCAGCGATTGCAGATCGTACGAGGTGTAACCGAGTGACGTCGTGAAGTCCTTGAACGCCACGCCGCCCGCGGCCCGCATGGCTTTGAGGGCGTTGAGCGTTTCTTGCGTAAGTCCTTGTGCCTGCATTTCTCCTCCAAAGGATGCAGGCGCTGGGGGTCGCCTGAAGAATTTCTGACTTCTAAGATCGTTCGTGCCTGAGAACTAGGAGCGTGCGCCAGCGATGAACATGGGGTTCTGACGCGTCAAGAGAATGGCTTCGCGAGTCTTGCCTTCGCCCGCGAGATCACCGATCGCCTTCTTCGCGTCTTTGTTTTCCTTGTTGCCGTCGTCGTCCTTGGTGACGACAAAGCCCCTCGTGTTCACCAGGCTCGGCGCCGGCGCGGATCCGATCGCCTTGACGGCGTCCGCGATCGCCTGCAGGCCTTCGGTGAAGGGTGTCAGTTTTTCGTCGATGGTCTTGCCAACCAGCTCGATGACGTCGGCGCGCTTCAAGGCAATTTCCTCGCCTCCGCCGGCAGCCTTGTCGGCGTCTTTCTTTTCGTTGCGCTTTTTCACCGCGGCGCCGTGCGTCTTGCACTTTTCGTCCATGCACTTTTCTTCGGTCTTCGTGCACTTGTCGTCAGCGTCGTCGTCCTTGCCGCCGGCAGCCTTGAATTCGGCATTCGCCGCTTCCAGGTCTACCTTGAGCTGGGCACGCTTTTTGGCGATGTCTTCCAGTTTCATTGAAGCCTCCTTAGATTTTGCGTTCGAGATTTCCTCGCTGATTTCTTCCTGAGTGTAAGCAGCGAGACATTCCAGTAGTTCGTCGGTGGCTTCCGAAATGCGGTCAGTCACCGGAGAATCGTCCCCTTCTTGTTCGCGCTCATATGCGATCGACTCACGCAGATAGATCAAGCTCTGCATGAGCTGCGCGAAATTCGAGACGCCATACAGACCCTTTGCGGCGCGGACGACGAAAAAGTCTTCCTGGGCGGTTGTCAGCGATTTGCCAGCTTTTTCGAACGCCTCACGGAGCGCGCGCCGGCCGCCGTCAAATGGCTTGGTCTCTTCGGCGCCCTCGATCGTGCGGTAGGTGAAACCGTTGGCGCTGGGCATTGCACCGATATCCACCAGCGAACCTTCGAACGGCTTCGCAGTCCAACGCACAGCCTTGAGGGTTGAATCGAACCACTTCTTCATGTACTTCGCGCCGACTGAAAATGCGGTGTAGATGCCTTCGCGCACGTTTTTCTTTTCGGTCTCGTTCGTAACCTTGGCCGTGACGTTGACCTGCTTTGCGTCCTCGTCATAATCCATGGAGACGAACTTCCCCGCCACGATGCGCTGGTGCATGATGCGCAGATTGCCGACGCTAACGCCGCCTTCAGCATTGGCAGTCTTTTCCGCGAAGCTCCGATTCCAGGCTTTGAAGTGCGGGATCGAGGTCTCCCAATCCATCACTTCGTTGGTGTCGTCAACTTCCTCCGCGGCGAGGCAGCCTTGGATATACAGGCCGTCGTCTTTTTCCTCGACGCTCTTGATTGCAGCGGTGAGGTATTTCACGTCGCCGACCTGGCTTCCGGATTTTTTCGCCATCTTCTTTTCCTTTCAGCGCGATTCGTCGAGCGAGATCCTAGCTTTCGTCTTCTTCGTCGGCCTTGGTGGTCGCGTCCGGATCGAGAATCGCTTTCGCGCGCGCTACCCACTCGCGTGTATGGTCGTTCTGGTGATGGATCGCAGACACGAGCTCAACGCCCTGCTTGAGCAGCTCGAGCACTGCCTCGGCGGGATCCGCGGCTTCCGTTATCGCTGCTTTCGTTTCAGGTTTCTTCGCTGCTTTCATGTCATCCTCCGTTATCGCTGCTTTCGTTTCAGGGCCGAAAAATCGGATTACATCCTCACCAGCATCGTCGCGTAGTGAAAACAGATCGCGAACATGGCGCACGCAAATGCGATTCGACCGAGTTCCGCGAGGCGCGCTTGGCGTTGCGTCGGAGGCGGTTGCGTTTGCGATCCGACGAACAGATAGACAAGGCCGCCGATTATGGCGATGAGCACCACGAGATAAGTCACGATCACGTTGCCTCCCTCATTTGTAAAACACCGTTATGTTTCCGCCGGTACCGCAAGCGCTCGCACCGGTCGCGGTCGTCGAGATCCCAACGGCGATCCCGGTCGAGAAGTTCGCAAGCGCCTGCGGTGCGGGCGATACCCAGACCGGCTGAGTAGTCGACGCCGGCAGCGGAACGGAGAAGATGACGGCCGTGCCGAGCGTTCCAGTGCTTGCGCTGTTGAGGAACTGGATCCAGCACGTCGATGCAGCACCATTCAAAGCGAAGACGCCGTATACGTTGCCAGCGCTGGCTTTCACATTGACCGCAGTCGTCAGCGTGGCCTTCGCGGAATTCGAAAAGGCGACCGCCGCGGCGGTGTCAGGAATGACCTCAAAGGCGTTCGTCGTGCCTGGTGTCGTCTGATCGATGCCGACTTTTCCAACCACTGCAGAGCCGGCGCCCAGGAGGACGGTCTGTGGCGAAGAGATATTCGCCTGGCCAGAGAGCACGATGGCAGCGCCCAGGATTAGACCGACCGCGATGAAGGCTTTTCTGATCACTGGACCCCGTTGATCTGCAGATTGATCGCGCTGGAGGTGCCGGCGATCGCCGTAATCCCGGAAGTGAAAGTCACGCCCTCGATCGGAACGCGGATGTTTGAGTTTGGCGGGATGCTGAAATCGGCGTTTCCGCCGAGCCAGATCACCGGAGTGCCAGCCTTATCGGCGAGCCGCAGCGTAACCGCAGAATTCGTGATGTTGTTTGCGTAGGCGAACGTCACGCATGTGGTCGTACTCGTGACCGTAGTGCCGGCACCGGTCGCGACCTGCGAGGTCGCATTGCTGAAATTGGTGGATTGTGTGCAGGACGATGGAAGGACGCGGACGAAGCCGATGTTATTTGTGCCGGCCGGCGTGGCTGGCAGCGAAGTGACCGCGGTAGTCGAGCCCGAATCAGCGATCACGTGACCGATGACGGCCGAACTGGCGTCGTTGATCACATGGCCAATCACCGCGGCGCCGGCGCCGATCGCTACTGTTCCATCTGTGCCGATCGACACTTTATTCGTAGTCCCGGGCGTGGTCTGATCGATTCCTACCTTGCCGACCAGGTTGGCGCCGGCGTTGAGGGTGACTGCGCTACCGGGCCCGCTCGACTGCTGCAGCTGCGCGCTAGACGGCCATGACAGAACCAAAATCAGAAGCACCAGGAGAGAAACCGTGGCGATTGCCGGCCTGGAAAATTTAAGTTTCATGCGGCCTCCTTCAGCAAATGAACTCGACGATCACCGTATCGTCCGGTCCGGTGCTCTTCGCATACATGACCGTTTCGGATTTCTGGAATCTGTATTCCCTGCCTGAATATCTGCTCTTCGGTACTACCAAGGCATACCAACCGCCCGGAGCGATCACGTGCTGGGCTTGATCGTCGTCGGGATCCATTGAACGAATCACGGCACCGCCGCCTTGTGTTCCCAGAATCGCGTAGTAGTCGCAATTGATTGGCGCGACGATTGGAGTGAAATCCGTACTGGTTATCGGGAAAGTGCGAATCACTGACACCGGTCCGGTCATTTCGCCTCCCCGCGGGCAAACTGCGCCGCTTCCGGATCTGCCGCCGTGTAGAACACAAGCGCGCAATTACAGTTCGGGTGAAATGGCGGTCCGCTGCCGCCGACCGAGAAGTCTTCGTCAATACCGATAACGCCTTCATCGACTGCTTCATCGCATTCGTCATCGTGATCGTGATCACCACTGAGCTCCGCCTGTTTTGCAACTACTCCAACTTCACGTGCAGTCCAGAGAGCGCCCTCGACTTGCGCTCTCGCCATTTCCGTCTTCGCGATCATCTCCGCTCGCGCTTCGCTGAAGATCCCGCTCTCCTCGATCCGCTCCGCCAGGTCGACCTGCGTCCAGCCTTCCTCGAAGGCCTGCTTCACCGTCCCGCGCAGAACTTCCCGCGTCGTGTCCGTGATGGCCCACTGTGCGTCCGGGTTCTCGACAAGTTTCCCTTCTACCCATTTCTTGCCAACCAGTTCTGCTCCGCGAGCTCGGGAGAAATCACGCGCCGCCGTATTGAGGACAGACAGGCTGACCTGGTCGGCGGCTTCAAATTGACTCCGCGCACTGCTCGCCGACTCTCTGTAAACGTTGTCGATTTCGTGAGCGATTGGCGCGGAGATCGTGTCGAATGTTTCGAGCAAGCCGTCGATGCGGCTGTCTGGGTCTTCAGGCTTGTCAACTTTCTCAGCCTTGACCAGGTCGTCTGCGAATTCGGCGATGAAGCGTTTATGTTCATGGGCGAAAAACCTTCTCAGTAGCCCCTTCGTGCGTTTGACCGCGGCGGTAAACCGCGGCGTTTCCGCGCCAGCCTGAACGCGATGCCGTTTTTTTTTAGAGCTGCTCTGAAGTTACCTGCTGACTTCGGCCGAGCTGTGTCAGCCCGATTCGTCTGTTCTTCCCGCAGTTGCGCGTCCTCAAGAGATTCACCGTTGGCCTGGGAGTTATCCGGCATCTCTCGGGCCTCGAGGCCAAGGGTTTCGCGCACTTCATTGGCAGAGAAAACGCTGTTGCCTTCGGAGTCGACGGTCGAAAGATAGATCTGATCGATCTGCGCCTGCTGCAGCGGATTCTCGCGCGTGTACATGCCCCACTCGAACTCAATGTCAGCGGCGCCGAGGAATGCGAGCAGTGAATCCATGAACTCTTTGAACCAGAACAGGACCGGCTCGAGGCCTTCAGCCTTGGCGTCTTCGCTCATCTGTTCGCCGGATGCGCGATTGACCATCTTGACCAGCGAGCCCGGGCTCACGTTAAAGGCGTAGGCGATCTCGCGAATGATCAGCTCGTCCATCATGTCGGCCAGGACGGCTTCCTTCGCTTCGGTTACCTTGGAGCCGAATGGGATGAAGTTTGCCTTGCGGCGCGCGGCGGTGGTCGCAAACTTCTCGTTCCACATCGTCTCGAGCTGCTGCATCGTGGTTTCGCTGGCGTTTTCCGGTGCGTTGATGAACACGTCGGGGATTGTGCCTTCGGTGTAGTACTGCAGCTGGAAGATTCGCCGGCGAAGCCCGAGGTTGACCGTCAACGCGATCTGTTCGACTGGCGAGTAGCCGTACAGCCGATTCGTGCGAACGTTGCGGGGAAAGTAGAAGAGCTGATCGGTCTTCGGGAACTGCCGTGCCGGCTGCATCATGTCGACGCTGGGCACGCCTTTGATGATCTGGCGATAGGCAACTTCGGGAGCGACTGGCGCGCGGCCTTGGACGTCGACGACGATTGAAATCGAGGCGCCGTCGATCACATCGAAGCCGTAGACCTTGGCGTCATTGCGCCACCGCGGCGTGACTGCCGGCGCGTCGATGACAAACATGTCCTCGAGGATCATGCGCTGCCAGTCCGAAAAACTATGTTCACCATCAGGCTTCGCGAAAAACTCTTCCAGGATGTCGATCCGCTTGTCGGCCGCCGCGCGTTCTTTGAACTGTGTCGGCTTCTCATCCGCCTTCTGACGTAGCGTCAAAGAATGCCCGACGCGCGCGACCTGGTCCTTGCGTGTCTCGATCACGGTGCGCAGAAGCGGATAGGAGTCGGCGAGCTCGCGCAGCAGCTCGTAGCTCGAGCCTTCGTGCGCCTTTGGCGTGTAATCGAGATTGATTCCGAACGGATAATCGAAGCGCCGCGGCTGCACGCCGGCGGGCGCGACGCGGGCAAGTGGCTGACCTGGCCCAAACCAGTTCGACGCGTTGACGTTCGCGATCTCAGCAGCCGCACCCTGTGTGAAACGCGCCAACAAACCGCGGCTCAGCGGAATCTCTTTGCCCAGCCCGGCTTTGATGAGCGCGCTTGCCATCACTTACCGTCCGCCGCGGGCGGCTCAACCGCCGGCAGCTCACGCTGCAGCCAAGGGATCAACGAGATCAACTTGTCGAAGACTGAATCGGAGAACCAGCCGAGGATGCCGGCCATCGCAGCTTGTGTTCCGACGGTCGGGATTAAGTGCTCGAGATTGAACAGCACCGGATTTTCCCAGACGATCATGAAAGACAGCGTCGTGAGGAATAGCCGGCAGACTAGCGGGATCCAGCGCAGCTGGAAATAACTCCCAAGGCTCGAGACTGCATTGAGCTTCGACTTGATCACCAGGTTCGCCGCCAACAAAACGTGAAGCGCCTGGCCGATGAAATACAACAGCCAGATAGCCAACACGTTCATAGGCGCGCGGGTCACAGCTTGATGTGCACCTGGTCCGCGTGGATCGAGAGCTCGCGGCCGGCAAAGAAACAAACAGCGCCAACCACCAGCGGAATGAGTATGCGCAGTTGGTGGATGCTTTGAACTCCAGCCACCAGGCCAAGGACGACACCAACGAGCATGAGAATCCATGCCAGCGTTTTGACTGTCATTTTTCCTCCAGGGAGCATTTGCAGACGCGTGCAAAAGCAGTCGGCGGCAAGAATACCGGCGGATGTGTGATGGGATCTGCGAGGGAAAGAAAGTGCTTGGGGCTGAAAAGCGGAGCGCTTTCGCCAGCTACTCAAGTTCTCGAACGCTAAAAAACAGCGTGATGAGATGGAATCACCGCGATGGTGCTGCTCGGCAGATCCTGAGTCGCCGGCTGGTGCAAATGCCGTGCTATGGATTGGAGAGTACTGTTACCGGGAATTCGGCGTCAAGGCATATTTGTAGGGCTCTTTTCTTCGGCGCCAACCATGGACTACTGAAAACGCAGGTCGTTCGGGTTTACGGCCGGCAGAGCTACCGTGACTTCAACGCAGAAGTGGCCGGCAAGCCGAACCTTCTCCACACTTCCGCTGAATTGAGCGACGTGCGATTGGCTTTCGAATTTCCACACGTGACTTGCCGCGTCCATAAGGAAATTCATGTCTTCAGGAGGTGGGGTTAACTGGAACCGTAGGGCATCCTCGCCAAAATCGTACTCCGTAGCCTTTCCCACATGTGTTCCGTCACGAAAAACTTTGAAGTCTGCTATCACCGTGCTCATTGCCTCACCTCCGAATCGCAATCACGCCACGCGCCGGCGGCTTTGCTTCCTGCTCAGCCTGGCGCTTCACATGGTCAGCCTTTAGCCAGTTCAGAAAGCCGGATTGGTTATTCCGGAAGAAGTTAATCGCTTGACTGGCTGCGTCGCCGCGATCGTTCGGCTCTTGCGGAAAGTGGCAAACTTCCTCGATGTGCTGCAGCGACCACTTGTAATCTTCCATTGCCGGATCGGGCACAAAGACGTTGCCGGCGGCGTAATCCGGAGATGCGGCGTACATGCGCGCCTCTTTGCTGCCCTCAGGTTCGATCGCAATCAGCCCGCTGACGACTTCCTCGAGCGACGACAAGACCGCTGCGCCATTCGCCTTTTTCTCGATGAGCTTGTATCCGGCTTCAGGATACGCGCCGACCAGGCCGATGACTTGCGGAATGGTTTGCGCGAATGACCACAGCCCGCGGATCTCGCGCAGCAGATACTTGCGCGCGCCGACTCTGCCCCAGGCCTGACCAACGACAAAGCTCGGCGTCTTGGTCTTCGTGTCTCCGAAGTTCATGTCGAACGACAAAAGAATTTCGTCAAACCGCGGCGGTAGATTGCCAGGATTCCAATACTTGAACCAGGTGCGCTGAATGATTACGCCGCCTGGCGGAGTCGGCCGTTGCTGCAGCTGGCCGGCCGATCGGTATGGGCCCAGCTCCGTCGAGATCTCCTTGACTGATTGCTCAGTGAAACGCACCGGCCAGAGCAGCTCGCCCTGCGCGCGCTTCACCACGCGGCCGCTGATTGGAAACTTCCACTCTTCGTCTTTCTCCGCAATCATGGGCAGCGAGATCGTTCTCCACATGCCAGGCAGCTTTGCTTGCACGTGCGCGGTCAGATCGTCGACGTGTAGCCGCTGCATCACGATGATGAACCAGCCAGTCTCGCGATCGGAGAGGCGAGTCGACAGCGTGCCATCGTGGAAGTCATTTGCGGATTTCCGGTCGGCTTCGCTTTCGGCCTGTTCAGGGTTTTGTGGATCATCGTTGATGATTCCATGTACGCCTTTGCCTGTTGCCGTGCCGCCGGTCGACGTCGCCAACATTCGGCCGCCGGCCGTGTTCTTGAATTCAGTTGTGCGATTGAGATCTGCGCGCAGCTGCACTTTGTTCGGCCATAGTTTTTGGTACCACTCGGAAGTCAGCAGCGATCGGCGCTCGATCGAGTGATCGGTGCTCAGCCGCTCTGAATAGCTCGAGGCCATATAGCGCCGGCTTGGATTCTTCGTCCAGCACCAGCACGGGAACATCACCGTGACCAGGCGCGACTTCATGGTTTGCGGTGGAACGTTGACGATGAGGCGTTGGATTTTGTTGGCGCGGACCAGGGCAAGATATTCGCAGATCAGATCAAGATGCCAGTTCCACTTGAGATCCGTTGTCGGTTCGAGGACTTGCCAGGCACCGCGGGCGAAGACTGCTAGATCTTCCGAGGCCTCGCCGGCGTCGACGGCGTATTCACGCGCTTCAAGTAGGCGAAGGTATTCGAGTTTTTCTTCTGGAGTGGCTAACGCGAGCTCTTCGTCGGTGAGTAGTTCCATGATTCACTTGATCGCTTCTTTCGCGCGGCGCCAGAGACAATCCGTGGAATGTTCTTCGTGTTTGAAAGCGAAGCAAAACAAGCATTGAAAACTGCCGGACATTTCACCCGGAACATACGGAGAGGTATCGACTAGTTCTTGGAGTAACGCCAGTAACTTGTCACGCTCTACGGCTTCGCTCACGTTTTCCGCTCCCGGATCTTCGCAGCCAGTTGCTTGATGCGCGCGTCGACGTTGTCGACATCCAGATCCAAACTTCCTCCGATAGTAATCGCCTGCGGTGGCTTCCCTTCTGTGCGATCGCCGACTGATCGATAATGTTCCGCGCTTCCTTCGATAAGTTTTTTCCCTACTGCCTCAGCTGCGAGCTGCGCGTTTGTCTTTCCAGTTTTCTCGTCAACCTGTTCGAGCCATTCGCGTGACGCGTCGCTGAGAAGAGTCTTCTTTGGGCGGCCGCCTGGATTCGCTGAATTTCCTGGCTTGAACTGCGTCGCCTTTCCAACTTCTGGCGATGGACCGCGAAAGCCGGTTTTATGCCGCTTCTGAGGCATTCAAGTAACCCACGTCCGGAGTATCGCACCTTTCGAACCACCGCCGAGCAGCCTGAATCCTCATGCGCCCGAAACGTAAGCAACACCATTCTCGAAAACAACCTTCCCGATACCCTCGAGCCAACCGCGCGGCCCAGAAATGTTGTCAGCGCCCATCGCAACTCCAGTCTGCAGGCAGCAGCTGTCGATCTCGCGAATGTCGACGCGCGTGACAGCTCGCTCGGTACTCGAGTCGCCGAAGTCTACCGACCAGACAAACGGAAAATCTTCTTTGCGGTTCCAGTAGATCCGGAATGCTCCAACATGGGAGATGCTCACGGTGAGGCCTCTTTCGCCAGTTCTCTTCCATGCACCTGCCAGAACTCCATCGCGGCATCGGTCACACAACGGATGGTGACAGCAAGCACCTGTTTTCGTCGGACTTCGAAGTTGTGGACTTCGTTGATCGTCCGCACACCGGTCTTCATTCGCTCCCAGGCGGCCGAGCTGAGCTGCTTGTCCGTCAGGCCATGGAGTTCCACTGACCGGTTTGTCAGCAACGTCAGCGAGGCCATGAACACGGCTTCCTGGATGCACTGATCCGGGTCCATTTTTGCCCGGGTTGCGTCAAAGTAGGCGGCGTCGACCTTCCGGCGGAAGATGCCAGCTTCCAGATGAGCCCTTTGGCTCTGGTTCCCGTTACCCAGGTTGGCGGCGGTTTTTCCGATCGCCTTTCGAACTTCGGAAAGTGATGGACTCGCTCCCGCAGTTTCGGTTTCTGTTGCGGCTGGCTCTATAGATCTTGAGGAAACCCCATGAGCTAGTAATTCAGGTTTTTCATTACTACTCAACCTTAAAATCTTATTGGATCCCGCTAACTGGCGGGCATGATCCCGCAACTTGGCGGGCACTGATCCCGCTAACTGGCGGGATGGTGATCCCGTAGAATGGCGGGATATGGACTTTTCAACATTGTTTTCCTCATCCCGCTGATTGGCGGGATTTGAGAAGTTCATTTCGACCTGTTTTGTCCTGTATTTTTTCTGGTTTAGGACCCGGATTCGGAGCTTCTTCCAGCTCGTGTGGGTGACCTCGATGTACTTGGCATCCTTTAGGGAAGCGAGCCAGTTTTCGATCGATCTTGGATTGTAGCCGGTGCGCTTGGCGAGCTCCTCGTAGGTCAGCGGCATACCGCCGAGGACCAGGCCGTTTCGACGAGTTTGGGCGCCTACCAGCCAGCCAAAAAGCCAGATAGAAGTGCCCATCTTTTGACGGTGTTTCTCGTCGAAGACACCCATGTTTATGCCGGCATTCACTGCGTGATTTCTCCCTTAATTCGCCACGCGAACGTTGACAGCCTGCAGGCCTTTGTCGCCCTGCTGGACGTCGTAGGTCACACGCTGATCGTTCTGTAGGTTGCGAAATCCCTTGCTGTCGATCCCAGAGAAGTGAACAAAAACGTCTTTGTCGCCACTTTCCGGAGTGATGAAGCCGTAGCCTTTTTCCTTCGAAAACCACTTCACTTTTCCTCGTTCCAAGTCAGTCTCCTTTCAATTTCTCCGTCCCTTTTGGTGCGCAATCAGGACAGAAATCTCTTTCGCCGATTCGGCGTAGATGCCTGATGCAAACTGGCGCTAAGCAGAGCCGGCCATTGCGCGGTGCGTCACAGACTCTGGCGACCGGCATCGAGCAGAACGCGCATTGAGCCGGCCGTTGCGCGTGCCGCGCATTTGATCGCCACCAGGCGCCAAAGTTCATGGCATGTCTGCCGGCGCGATCAGCTGTTTCGCGTTGAACTTGTCGAAAAACTCGGTCGGTGCGTATTCGCAATGCCAATATTTAAGCCTGGCGAGATAGTTCGCGATTCCGACCGCGTCGACGCCGGCAATCCATGCCGCATCCCAGCACCAGTTACCGAACCATTCGCGGTAGTTCAAGCAGAAAACTTTCATCCGGCCGATATGCAAAACGTATTTCGCGTAACGATTCCCTGGACAGGAGTTCTCGCAGACCTTGTGACCGATGCGAACGTCGCCGCCTCCGATAAGTGTGTTGACAACTTTCGCGCCGGCTGAGCAGGTCGAGGTGGTTCATCGCATAGCCGATCCATTGGCGGGACTGCGGGAACGCGACGCAGAGGCGCGCGTCG